TATGGTGCTAGCATCAGGTACTCTTTATTGGCTGCTTGTTATTCTAAGTATAGTCTCTCAGACCTGCGTGATAGTGATGGTAGTCCAATTATCGAACTTGCGGCAAGAGTTGATGACAATATCCAGGAAGCTTGCGCCGCCGCCCTCGCCGCAGGTGAGGAGGGAATGGTATTAAAGAAAAAAACTGCTCCATATACCCCAGGTAAACGGCCAGTATGGGATACAATAAAGATCAAGAAAACTGATACTTGTGATGCAATAGTGATTGGTACTGAACCTGCAACAATGTTTTATGATGGTAAGTTAGATCTTGGAAATAATGCAACAGGTAAAGATGCTAATGAATGGCCATATTGGGTAATCCTTCATAATGGAGAATTATATGAGAAATTACCTGAAGGTGTAATTGAACGTGTCCGAGGAATTGGATATGAAACAAAAGCAGTAACAAAAGCATATTATTATGGATGGCCATCTGCCATAAAGATCGGCGCATATAATGATAATGACGAATTAGTCTCTATTGGTACAGTATCTTCTGGTCTAAGTGATGCGGATAAAGCTCAATTAAACACATATGTTGGAAAAGTGTGCGAACTTGCGGGAATGGAGAAAGATCGTGCCGCACATACACTCAGACATTTTCATTTCAAACGTATTCGTGATGATAAAGATCCAAAGGAATGTACATTAACTTCTATATTCGGTTAATGTGCGGCTAGTTGATAAATATAAAAATTTTTTATATAATATGTATGTAAGATAAAGAAAAGGAAAAAATCTTATGACGAAGAAACAGCTAAAGCAATTAGCTAAAAAAATTGCTGATCTGGAATATACCATCCAGACAAGTACAGATCATAACGAAGTGAATGTTGCGAAAGATCGTTTAATGCAGGCTCAAGAAGCTGCGGATTTAGACTTGACAGATATGATCATGCTTGATGAATTGATTCAAAATTATTTAGAAGAAAAAAATATTTGATTTTGAAAAAATTTTATGGTATAATACATATAGATAATAACTGATAGGCAAATCCTTCAGATTATTATATATATACAATAAATAATTTATAGAAGACGCTTATGCGCAAAAGGAGAAAAGAAAATTATGGCTGCTATGAAAGAAAACACAAAAAAGGTTATTACTTATCTGCAGGGTTTGAGTGCTGCTGACAATGTTACTGCTCAGGATGTTGCTGATGCTCTCGGTCTCGAGAAGCGTAGTGTTGATGGTATCTTCACTTCCGCTATTCAGCGCAAGGAACTGGGTGTGCGCGAGGAAGCCGAAATTGAACTTCCGGATGGAACTCATAAGAAGGTTAAGTTCCTTAAGCTCACTGCCGCAGGTCGCGCAGTTGATGTGAACGCAGAGCCAGCTGAATAATTGGTATAAAATTGAATATATAGGGGGTTGAATAAATTCAACCCCCTTTCTTAAAATGGTGATGTTATGACTTTATATATCATTCTTGCTTGTATTACAGCAGTGATATTAATATGCTTAACAATTTATTATGTTAGATTTATAAAGCATAAATAGTATGAAGCCAATAGATTACAGTAGCGAATTTAGACATTAAATGATGATGTTGGTCGCTTGTCTATGATGTTAGATCGGCAGCAAGCACAATTGCGTGAAAATGAACACGTTTTATTAGAAAATCGTTTCTAGATTGATACACTTGTTAATCGTAAACAAGAATTAAATAATGATATCACGCTACAAGCAGAAAATATAGAAAAATTAAAAACTTCTTATGAAACAACAGAAGAAGAGTTCAAGAAAAAGTATATGGCAGAGCGCAAGGAGTGGCTTGAGGAACGTCAAGAAGAATACTTGCAAATGCAGAATGATTTTGTTGAACAGTTTAGAGAAGAAAATAAGAAAAAATTACTTGCCGCACAAGAATTAAATGATGAATTGAATCAACTTCAATCATCAGTAAACGCGGCAACGGAGGTAGCTAAACGCCGTGCAGAAGAAGAAAACTTCAATCAATTTCATTCTCTCCAATTGGAATCTAAATCATTATATGACATCGAAAGACTTGAAGAGCTTGTGCCAAGCATATCAGAAGAAGCCGGAGAAGCTATTGCAAAAGTTATCTGGAAAGTCTACTATGAAAAACCGTATAGTGATCTGGTTGGTAGAGTCATAGGATCTGGACGACACACGGGGATTTACCGTATTACTAACATCAAAAACGAAATGTGTTACATTGGACAAGCAGTTGATATTGCAGATCGCTGGAGACAACACATCAAACGTGCATTAAATGCGGAACCCCGCACACAAAATAAGCTATATCCTGCTATGTATAAAGAAGGAATAGAAAATTTTACATTTGAAATTATCGAAGAATGCGAACAGTCTAAATTAAATGATAGAGAAGACTATTGGCAGGATTTTTACAAAGCCAAAGAATATGGATATAGTATTAAGTGAGGTAGAATAATGATTAAGGTATTTTCACTCAATAAAAATGGTAAGATTGAAATTACTCAAAAAGAACTTCAGAAATTGCTCGATGATTCCTATTGGGAAGGCTATCGCGCAAACACAGGCACATATGTATATACCAGTCCAACTTGGAGACCTTGGACCGTTACATGTGATTCAATAACTTGTAGATCATCTAATGCTGGAAGTTCTTCTGTTACTTTAAATAATAGTTGTTGTGATGGTGGAAGCACTCCAACGTCAACCGAAGTTAAATTCTGTTTAAATGATTTTGCGACAGCTTATGCAACAGGAGAAATTAAAAATGAAATTTGAAAATACTGACGTATGGGGTTTTGACCATGCAATTCGTGGTATGCGCAACCCCAAGAATAGTTGGGCTTTAAGTGATAGCAATTGGAAAGGCAGATCTTATGAAACTCCTGAAGGTATCATGTATGCTTATTCTAAAGAATTTATTATTGGTCCAAAAGACATGAAATTAATGCAGACTTTAATTAGATCTGGTTCTGAGCATCGTAAGTTTATGCGGCAAATCATGGTATCTGTTGATATCACCGCACCTTTCTATTGGTGGAAAGAATTTGATACATATAAAGTAGGCACAGTTGCTAATAGTTGTAGCACTATGCATAAATTAGCATCTGAACCAATCACTCGGGATTGTTTTGAAATGGACGATATGGAAAATGTAAGTGTATATGAAAATCGTCCGTATGAACCGGATCACACAGTAGAAGATATGTGGAATACTATTATCGACTATTGTGAGACATTACGACAAAGATATAATGAAACTAAAGATAAAGTATATTGGAAAGAACTTGTGCGGATCTTGCCTGAAGCGTGGTTACAGAAACGCACAGTTACTATGAATTATGAGAATTTGTTAGCAATGTGTTCTAAAGGACAGCGTCGTTTCCATAAATTAAACGAATGGTCTGGTGTAGATAATCAAATGCTACCAAATTTTGTAAAATGGGCACGAACTTTACCTTATGCTCAAGAATTGATCTTTATAGATGAAATTGACAACAAAGAAAATTTATGATATTATAATTACAGAAAATGAGGAAAGGATCATATTCAATGACAAAACAGCAAGAGTTCCTTGAGTTCTGGAATTATCTCACAAAGGAAGCGGTACCTGGCGTCGAAGTACCAGAAAATGTTCAAGCATATATCGACGCATTAAGTAACACCGATAGTACAGAAAAACCTCTTTTCACAGATAATGGAGCGAAGATTTTGCAATATCTACAATCGGCTCCTACTGCAATGTATAAAGCAAGAGACATTGCAGAAAATATGGGATTAACATCCAAAGGTGTGTCTGGTGCTATGCGGAAATTGGTAACAGATGGCTATGTAGAAAAGGTTGGTAAAGACCCAGTAGTTTATATGATTACCGAAAAAGGAAAAAATGTAAAATTTGAAGGAGAAAATTATGAAGAAAAAGTTTATTAATGAATCACACATTGAGGGTCTTCTCTACGATCACAAGCTGGAAAAGAAAGTAACTGGTGCAAATTCTAAGGCACCGGGCACAGAATTTATCAATGGAACTATCAGTATTGCAACTGATGATAAGCTGGAAAATGTCGTTCAGATCCATTTTACTTATGAGACTGCTTCATTTGCCAAGAGTGGCAATGCAAATAGTCGTTTCCCCATTTTAAGCAAAATTATTGACGAGAATCCCACAGTTTTGAATGTTGGTGCGGAAAAGGCAATGAAGCTTCGTTGTGATTCCGCAGTTGAATTGATGGATTGGTTCCCGCAGGTTACGGATGAAAAACCTACTTCTGTCATTCGTAATGAGGGTGGATTTATTCATGTTGTTAATTCTTTGATTGAAGATGAAACAAAGCGCAATACATTCAAGACTGATATGATTATTATTGCGGTTAAGGATGTTGAGGCTGATCCTGAGAAGAAGATTGATGCTCACGTAAAGGTGAAGGGTGCGATCTTCCAGGATTTCCGTAAACAGCTCTTCCCTGTTGAGTTTGTTGTTCGCGGCAAGGGTGGTATGCAGTATTTCCAGAATCTGGATGTAAGTTCTAAGAATCCTGTGTTCACCACTGTTTGGGGTCGTCAGTTGAGCAGAACTGTTATCACTAAGGTTGTAACTGAGTCTGCATTTGGCGAGGATGAAGTTCGTGAGCGTCAGAACACAACTCGTGAGTTCGTGATTACTGGTTGCTCTAAGGAACCTTATGAGTTCGATGATGACAGCACTCTTACAAAAGCTGAACTCAGTAAGATGATGGCTGATCGTGAACTTTATCTTGCTGATATCAAGCAGCGTCGGATTGACTATGAAAACAGCAAGGGCGGTAGTTCTGCCGCAGCTGTAACTGCTAGCGATAGCGATGGTTATGATTTCTAATAAAGGAGGACACGATAGATGGGTGTTTTGACTAATCTCAAACCGCACGTTGTTAGTCGTGACCTCAGAGGATATAGCGTGTTATTTTATGGCACGCCCAAATCTGGCAAAACTACGATTGCATCAAAGTTTCCGGGCGCTATCCTTTTCGCCTTTGAAAAAGGATATAGCGCCCTGCCAGGGGTTATGGCTCAGCCTATCAACAGTTGGAACGAATTCCGCAGACTGTTGGTTGAATTAAAAGAAGAAGAAACTAAGCAGATGTATCAGACAGTGATTATTGATACCGCAGATATTGCATATGATTATTGTACTGATTATATCTGTAGTGATGAAGGCGTTGACAATATTGGAGACATTGGTTATGGTAAAGGCTATGGCCTTGTCGAAAAAGAATTTGATACTTGTCTTCGTAAAATCATTCAGTTGGATTATGGTCTTGTGTTGATTTCTCATAGCACTGAGCGCACTGAAAAGAATGAACAGGGTGAGGAATATAGCAAGATTGAGCCAACTCTTGATAAGCGTGGTCGCAAGATTTGCGAACGTACTTGTGATATTATTGGTTTAGCACAGCCAGTAGCAAACAAAGAAACTGGCGAACTTGAAACGAGATTATTCTTGCGTGGCACCCCTAGGTTTGTCGCGGGCTCACGTTTCAAGTATATCCCCAGCAGTATTGTATTTACATATGACAATCTTGTAAATGCAATCGGTGATGCTATTGATAAAGAAGCTGCTGAACACGATAACAAGTATGTTACAGATGAGCGGCAGAATGAATACAAAGAACACGAACTTGATATGCCGAAGTTCTCTGATATGAAAGCTGAAGCAGAAGTTCTGTTCGGGGATTTAATGAGTAAAGATCCTAATAATAGACTGAAAATCTCCAAGATTATTACAGAATACCTTGGAGCTGGTAAGCAGTTCAAAG